TCGGAGATGATGGCATAGTGCGTTTTGCTCCGAACAGTGAGCTAGGCTTGCAGCATAAGAAGCCAGTGGTGCTTATGTTTGATGAGTTAGGTAAAGCTGTTCCACCAATTAGACGAGCAGCCAACCGAGTAGCATTAGAGAAGAAGATAGGTGAGCATACATTACCGAAAGGTTCTGTTGTCTTTGCCACTACTAACCTAGGTGCAGAGAACATTGGTGATATGCTCGAAGCGCATAGCCGTGACAGGTATACACCAATACGTATGCGTAAGGCAGGTGCTGACGAATGGATAGAGAACTATGCCATACCTAACAACATTAGCCCTGCGGTTATGGGGTTTGCCAAAGACACACCTGAGATATTCAATTCCTTTGAGATAGTCAAAGACCCTAAGGATAACCCTTACATCTTCCATCCCGAAGACCCACAGCGTAACGCACAGGGGTTCTTAACTTTACGTGGTTTGGAACGTGCATCATGGATAGTAGATAAGAAGCATACGTTATCAGACGTTGCCTTAACTGCTGCGCTGCGGGGTACGATAGGTGTCGCAGGGTCTAAAGCACTGTTCAGTTATGTGAACATGCTAGGTTCATTGCCTTCAGTTGAAGACATTGAGAAGAACCCATTAGGTGCAATCGTTCCTAGTAACAATATGGCTGCACAATCCATGATCGTGTATCGGGCATTAGGTGGTCAGCTTGCACGTAGTTGGATAGATAACTGGTTCACTTATCTTGAACGTCTACACCCTGCTATGCAAGGTCTGTTCATGCAGAGTGTAGTGGCTACCAAGACAGGTGGAAGTGCTGACGACTTTAAATACCCTAAGATAGTACGTATCTGTACCTCTAACGCTACGTTTAGAGAGTGGTGCAAAACTCACAACTATGCTTTTACAGCAGATAAGAAGTAAGGAGGGCGTATGTTAATACAACCAAAAGAGCTGACGTTAGAGCAACGTCTTACCAAAGCTATCTTTATGATAGTTAACCACGAACGCTATCAGTGGCAAGCAGGAGTGATAGCAATAGGGGAGAAGGTAGTAACTGATGCCGACTCTCCTGATGAGATGGAGCGAATGGTAACCACAGCCATGACTAACGGCAGAGATGAGTGGTACTCGCGTGACTTCTGTAATGACATGACTGATGCAGAGCTACGCTACATGGTACTGCATGAGAACGCACATAAGTTTATGCGTGACATGGCGTGCTATGAACATCTGTTTAGGAAGGATGCTGAGTTAGCAGGGATGGCAGCAGATTATGTAAACAATCTGATGCTTAATGACGAGAACGCCAAGGATGGCTTTGCTGTTATGCCTAAGTACAAGGATGGGCCGCACAAAGGTGAGGATATGGGGCTTGTCAGTGAGGAGTTCCGTAACATGAACCTTGAGGAAGTATTCTGGAAGCTGCAACAGCGACGAGACAAAGGTGATGGTAACGGTGGCACAGATGGCAACGATGGTGGTCAAGGTCAAGGGAAGATACTAGACAACCATGATTGGGAAGGTTACAAAGACCTTGATGATGAGGAGAAGCGTCAGGTAGATCGAGACGTAGAGGAAGCTATTCGTGCAGGTAATTCACTAGCCAGTAAGACAGGTGTGGGTAACAGTTCAGTACAGCTACAGGAATTGTTGCAGACAGACATAGACTATCTGGCCGCTATGCGTGAGTTCCTTACAGCAACGTGTTCAGGTAACGAGTATTCAACATGGGCTGCACCGCACCGCAAGTATCTGTCAGCAGGGCATTACTTACCTTCAGGTATTAGTGAGATGGCAGAGTCAGTAGTGTTCGCTCCTGACGTATCGGGTAGTTGCTTCACGACTAGGGATTTACAGAAGTTCTTTACCCATATAGTAGCTATCATCAAGACGCTTAAAGTAGAGAACACGAGCATTATGTTCTGGGATACAGAAGTACGTACTCCTGTCGAGACGTACACGATAGATCAGGTAGACCAGATAGTTCAACTAACCAAGCCGACAGGCGGTGGTGGTACTACACCTGACTGTATACCGAAGTATTTACGTAAACACAGGATACAGCCACAAGCTGTGGTAGTGCTAACAGATGGAGATATTTACTCAGGGAGTTGGGGTAATTGGGATTGCCCAGTGTTATGGGTAGTTCCTCAATCAAAGAGAAGAGTAGTTGCACCTGTGGGTAAGACCATTGTGTGTGACTTAGGAAATTAATTCACATAGACCAATAGGAGATACAACATGAGCGTAAGAAATGATGTAAACGGTGTAATGTCTGCGGAGTATCAAGGCTTTGCAGAGGTTCCAAAAGAAATCGAAGTTCCGCGTAACATACCTACGTTGGCAAGCAGCATGGTACTGGTAGAGTTACACCATCACATTCCTCCATTCCGTAAGAAGGATAAGAAGAGGACAGCCAAAGTCAATGCAGATGCAGGGGCTAAACGTAAAGCTGCAAGTGTGACTACTAAGTATCTGGAGTGCGAAGAGCTTACAGCTATCGAGAAAGTTAAGTCAGATCATTACGAGTGGCACATAGCATCCACTATACCTTGGCTTGATGGCGGTATTCGTGGACTTGCTAATATGTATTTACAGCAGTACATGAAAGAGTCATCTGAATGGGAGCAGTTGTTTCGTGATAAGGTGGAAGAGTTCGGCGAGGTATACGCTTGGGAAGCTAGTAAAGAGCAAGCACGTATGGGTGCTCTGTATGATGCGTCTCTATATCCTGAGTGGGAAACGTTGAAGCGTAAGTTCGGAGTAGAAGTTGATTACTTACCTCTACCAGAGAAGGGTGACTTTCGTGTTGATGTAAACAATGATGCTCTTGAGTATCTGCAAGAGCAGTACGAAGAGAAGTTACGTGAACGTGTAGAGAAAGGTAATGTAGATATACTCAAGCGATTACTGGAACCATTGACTAATCTTAGTCAACGCATTGACTATGACGATCACGATAAACCAACAGGGTTTCGTGATACCTTGGTGAGTAACGTAGAGAAGGTGCTACATACCTTGAAGGTAGCGAACGTTACTAACGATACAATGATTGCTACCACCTGTGACAACCTAGAACGTATTCTGGCAAGTGTGTCAACCGACTCCTTGCGGGCCTCAGGTTCGTTACGTCTAGCAACGAAGAAAGAAATAGATGCTGTTATACAAACTTTACCACAACTTTAAATTAACCGACCAAAGAGGAGATAGTTATGGCTATAGTCCATGAGTACACCTACCACAATGTGAATGGGTATTACTACGACCACTACAATAATGACCTAGATCGTTATATGCACAAGTGTCAGAAACTTAATCAATCAGCAGAAGCACCATTGTTTGATCGCACCTTAACTTATGATAAGGATATTGCAGGGTCAGAGTTTGATGTTGTTGATGTTGGTAACCTACGACAGTCTATGTCTCTCAGTGAGATGCAAGAACGTGTTGGTACAGCCCCTGTAGGGACTATGATAAACGTAGATGATGAGAGTGTGTATGGAAGATGGGAGAACAATGAAGAACGGACTCCTATCGGGGAACGCCTAGCACACCCTGAGTTGCATCATGCTCGTTTAGCTCCCACTGATTACCACTTCCACATATATAGAGGTGTGAGTTCTGATAGATGGAACAATGGTCAGTGTTCGTGTAGGTCTGCTATAGGGTCGTTCGACTATACAGTAGATAAACTTCCTGTAACCAAGACGCTGTACGACATGCTTACCAAGCTGAAGAAGTCACATCCTCACATACAGGCACAATTAGCCTACAATACAAAGAGGATGGGATGGTTACATGCCATAGACGCATTTACAGAATGGGCTATGGAAAAACGTAAAGCAGACCCTATGGCGAAAGATGCTACCCTTGATAGGTGGCTAGAGAAAGAAGTACAGCATACCGAATGCGGTAGTAGAGGGTTCGTTACAGGAATGCGTTTAACTACTGTGATGCTGCATGATACCAAGACCAATGTAAACTATGGCATCTTACAACACCTCCCAAATTACAGGGCAGGGCAATCATGGGCTAAAGTGGTTTACTATTCCCCACGTATTATGAGAGAGAAATCAGAATATGAACATGGTGAGTATCGTGTGCAGAGAGGTGAGTGTTTTATTTCTAGTGCCAACCCTAGTAGGTTACTTACACAGATAAAGAAAACGTTTACTCCATTATCTTTGATGGAAAAGTTTTGGCTGACCGAGAAAAAGATAAACCTTAGTAAGAAAGGTGCAGCGGCTTTACGGCAAGAGGTACAAAAACAAGCTCGCTTAATGCAAGACCACTACTACAAGCTACCTGTTGAAGAAGCCTTTAAGCAGTTTGTACATATGTATGTACATAACACACCATTACAACCTGATGAATTATCACCCAAGACAGTGAGTGCTGTAGAAGAGTACCTTGAAGCTAAACGTGAGAATGATGAAAACGTAGAGCTACAGGAGGGGTTAGCTCCCCTTACTTTGTTTACCGTACCTGATAGTGATCGTGTTTACTTTACTCCTTGGGATGGTGAGAAGTTTGGAATATCCAGTGGGAGAACTCGTACTGCCGCACCTGAGTTTATGTATGTGAACTCGGCAGACAAATTACCTTCAGAGATACACGATCAGTTAAACGTCATGGAGATGAGTAAGAGAACACGGAATGAAAAGTCTAACCAATGGGATAATGACGCAAGAATCATTCCTTGTGTAGGAGCATACACCATGATGGAAAATGAATACGTACATCCCGACAAGGGGTTATGGTTCAGGCTATTAACTTTAGTGTATATACCAGAAAGTGTGATACATGACCTATTAAAAGAAGCGGAAGGTACTGTCCATGTCGAATAATTTACGTGTAGAGTTTTTAGGGAACGGACAAGTAGACGTAATGCACGTAGGCTTAGATGCTTTATTACCTAAGGTAAAGGAGAGGTATGTTTATACTCATGGATTACCTAATTGGGTAAGAGAGAAAATAGCTATTCTATCTATGACCAACGAGCCTCACCCTACTTCTGTCCCTAAAGTAGGCACACGAATTAACCAAAATGTATTTTGGTTAGAGGTGAATGGTGACGAGGAGTTAGATGATGACACCAGAAAAGAAAGTTAAACAAAAAGCATCTAGCATTCTTAAAGAACTAGGTGCATACTATTTCTTTCCGGCAACAGGTGGCTACGGACGTAGTGGTGTACCTGATATAGTGGGATGCTACCAAGGAAAATTTTTCGCTATTGAATGTAAAGCAGGTAAGAACACAACTACTGCTTTACAGGAACGTGAACTGTCACGTATCGAATCTTCTGGGGGACTGGCATTAGTTATTAACGAAGATAACATGGATGAAATTCACACGGCACTAATGGATTGCGGTTAGTGTTGTGCAGTGGAAGAGGTTTTTTACTTTGGGTTTCGGCCTCTTCCCTACGTCAGCAGGAGGTGCGTAGCGTAAGAAAAACACCTGCATTGTGTGAGGCTATCTCCTTGGGCTTGATTTACATTGAGTCCGAAAATACTCATATAGTCGGCGCACAACGGTTAAGCCACGCTAAGGTTAGTCGTGTTGTCTACACGTCTGCAAACGTTGGGGGCAGCACGCATTTTATTAACCGACCAAGAGGAATACAATATGCAACGTCAAGATATACCCATTTTAAAATCTATGATGAAGGGGAATATTTGTAGCCCCTACCCCATATCTGCCTATAAACATTTAATAGAGAGAGTAAATCCGCTTCCTATAATTTACATGGGAGACAGAGACTTACTTACTGACGAGGTACTTAATTTTGAACCTAGTAAAGGAGACCCCCCTGCTCTTTTGCGAGAAGGTTCATATAGTGAATTTGTCTTTATGATGAAAATGGCTAACTATCAGCACCCCAACGCAAAACATATGCCACCCGAAATGCGTGAACAGTACAGGAAGGGTGATGTGGATATTTGGGCTTACATAAATAACGACCCTGTTGGTACTGCTTACTATACAGAAGACGGTGAACTGTCTTTAAGCTTTGATAATGTAGTCCATGATCCATCTAAGTCTATCCACTCTATATATTCAGGAATGAGAGGTCACTTAGACACATCTTCTGTTGCACCCGAAGACCTTCCTAGATTGCAAAAGTATCTTGGAAAAAAATCAGCCGACCTACAGACAGCACGTTTCTCTACCATAACTCTATGCGCTCATTTAAAACATGGGGGTTATGAGTGGGGTGGAATTATTACTGAGTCAGAAGATGAGAAAAATCATTTTACAGTAGAAGCTGTTGAAGGGTATGAAGAGTTTTACGAACGCTATGGAAAAGATATGCAGGATGCACCACACAAGGTCAGGGTAGACGATATGAATGAAGAACTGAGGGCCACAGCAGTAACTGTAGTACGTGTTCTATGCAATCTAAATAACTATTTAAAATATGGAGAGAAGCATTTAGTAGAAGTACTCCCTGCCAAACCAAAGAAAAGGCGTGGCAATACGCTAACCAAAACACGCCCTTGGCTTAACGCTACAGGGCCACATGTACTGTTACTAGATCGTATGCCCACAACACAGAAAGAACATCAGGGTGGTACGCACGCTAGTCCGAAGCCTCACCGTAGGCGTGGTCATTGGAAGAGATTACAACACCCCAAGTACAGACACCACCCATCTTACCAGAAACAAATATATGTAAAGCCGTCATTTGTTGGGCCGAAAGAAGTAAAACATGAAGGTAACATATACCGCCTTGTTGAACCGCTAGAAGATATTGTCAAGTAAATACTACATGTGAAATCAATTCACATGTACCACACCGACCTATAGGAGAAAGATGATGAAACTATATACAACCGGACAAGGGCATTGGGCAGGTACACAAGCCGATGCTCGTAAAGTAAAGAGAGAACAAGGACTGCCTTGTGAGCTATATGAAGTGCCTGTTAGTAAACAAGAACTTCTAGCGTTCCTAAACACTAATGAGGTAGCGATCACTCAAAGGGAGGCGCCCCGGATTGCTAATCGTGTAGTACCAAAACATACTATGGTAGATGATGGATCATGCCCGTCTCTCGAAGAAGTACGCAAGCAAGACCCTACTATGAACGAAAGCAAATACCCATCTTATAAACGTGGGTGGCTCCAAGTTAAAAATAAAAGCAAAAGAGGTTAGAATAATGGGTAGAGGAAAAGTATTTAAAAGAGGTGTAGGAAGACTTAATGAGAGGAGACTGACAATGAGTAAAAACTTGCCAGATAAATATAGAAATCTAGTGTGGGATAAAGAAGAGCGAGAGGTGGAGAAAGATAAACGTAGTGAGGAACAAGCGTTACTTATGTCTTACATTGCTTCCCTTAGCGACAGACAATGGTGTATGGTTCGTGACCTAATATCGTTATGGCAACACCATCCTTCCGTTGTAGCAATAGCTTATAAGATGTGTGAAGAATTAACAGAAGAGCTTGGGGAAAACTTTGATCGTCCTTCCCCCAATGAGTTGCATTGATACCAGTTCCCCCTCTTTAGGGGAAGGTATTTAGGGGAAGGTTACGTGAAGAAAGTAATAATAGAAATGACAGATGAAGATGTTGAACGAACACTTCAAAGAGTTGAATATCTCATGGAGAGACTAGAAGACCTAGCCGACCAAATAGAAATAATTAAAACTAAACTAGATAAGGAGAAGAAGGATGACTGAATTTACAGATACTAAAGCAGCACTGGAAGAAGCCGAATACCTCGCCAACTTGCACATGCAAACGCACTGCATAGTACATGCGGATAAAAATGTAATGGTTGTGATACCAAAACACGAAGCTGTAGAGACACACAAACCTATCCTTGAAAGTGTTTTACCTACCAAACTATTTAGTATTGATGATTGATAAGACTGATATAAGCATTAAAGAATGCTTGCGTTGTGGGAGTATAGCTGAAGAAATTATTAACACCGAACGCAACGAGCGTATAGGGTGGTGGTGTATTGCCTGTAATAATTTTGAAGACGCTATATTAAGAGAAAGAGTATGGAGAAAAAAATTGGGGAAACTTAATGGAGCTAATAACGATTGATTTTGAAACCTATTACGATAAAGATATATCACTAAAGAAACTAACTACAGAGGAGTACATACGTCATCCTGAATTTGAAGTCATTGGGATGTCTATAAAGGTCAACGATGGAGAAACACACTGGTTGTCGGGAGACTTCAATGATCTTAAAGAGTATGTATGTCGCTCCTACAACTGGAGCGAATGTGCTGTACTTGCTCATAATTGCATGTTCGATGGGGCTATTCTTCATTGGCTTTTTGGTATATCTCCTCGCGTATGGTTTGATACTCTCAGCATGTCTCGCGCTATCCACGGTGTCGAGGTTAGTGCAAGTCTCAAAAACCTAGCTGAACTGTACGGTATAGGGGAGAAGGGAGACGAGATATTAAATGCGGCGGGTAAACATAGGTGTGACTTTACATCTGAGGAACTTGCACGATACGGAGACTACTGCGTAAACGACACAGAATTGACTTACGAGTTATTCAATCGTTTCTTACATAACTTCCCCAAGAAAGAGTTAAAGGTCATAGATATGACTTTGAGGATGTTTACTCATCCGATGTTGGAGCTAGACATTCCCAAACTTACAAACCATCTTGAGTCTATCAAGGACGAGAAAGAAGAACTTGTAGCACACATTAAACAACTCGGTATAGACAAAGACGAACTTATGTCTAACCCTAAGTTTGCGAAAGCATTGGAGTCTCTCGGAGTTAACCCCCCTACCAAAATAAGTCCTCGTACTGGAGAAGAAACGTTTGCGTTTGCCAAGAGCGATGAAGATTTTGTGGCTCTCCAAGACCATGAAGACACAAAGGTACAAACCTTAGTAGCTGCTAGGATTGGACTTAAAAGCACACTTGAGGAAACACGTACTCAGAAGTTTTTAGATATAGCAAGTAGAGGCACACTTCCTGTACCCATTAAATACTACGCTGCACACACAGGTAGGTGGGGAGGGTATGACAAAATCAATCTTCAAAACCTACCGAGCAGGGGGCAAAACGCCAAAGTATTGAAGTCCTGTATTGTAGCTCCTGAAGGGTACACACTTATTGAATCGGATTCGGCGCAAATCGAAGCGCGAGTATTGGCATGGCTTGCTGAACACCAGACCTTAGTGACAGCTTTCCAGAAAGGAGAGGATGTGTACAAGATAATGGCCTCTGATATTTACAATAAGCCTGTGGAAGATATATCTCCTGAACAACGTTTCATTGGGAAGACTACAATCTTGGGTGCAGGGTATGGGATGGGAGCCGTCAAATTCCAAAACCAACTTAAAAACTTTGGGGTTGAAGTAGAACCTCAAGAAGCAAAACGCATTATCAAAGTATATAGAGATGCTAACAATGCTATCCCTGCTTTATGGAGACAGGCACAGGCAGCCCTTGTAGGTATGTATCAAGGAGACACGTATGAACTTGGAAGGCCGGGAATAGTTAAGGTTGTACCAGAATACAATGCTATACGTTTACCATCAGGATTATTGATGCGTTACGATAACCTCAAAGTGGAGCAAGATGAAAATGGTATGCAGTTGGTATACCGAACTCGGCGGGGGTGGAACAAGATATATGGTGGTAAAGCTATAGAGAACATATGTCAGGGTATAGCCCGATGTATTATGGCCGAACAAATGCTTTTAATAGCAAAAAGGTACAAGGTATTGCTTACAGTGCATGATAGTGTGGTATGCTGTGTACCAAACAAGGAAGTTGATACTGCTGCATACTTTGTAGAAGAGTGTATGCAGTGGGTTCCTGTATGGGCAGAAGGGTTGCCTCTTACAGGAGATGTGCAAATAGGGAAGAACTACGGAGATTGCAAGGAATGGAAAAACCCGCATGGTCTTTTAGCAGTATAAAAAGCTTCGACCAATGCCCTAAAAAATACTACCACCTCAAGGTAGCTAAAGATTACGCGGAGCCTACTTCGCGTGCGATGACGTATGGCTCAGAATTTCATACTGCTGCGGAACACTACATAGACGGCACTGATTCTGAACTTGACCCCCGCTTTACGTTTGCCAAAGACATCCTTGATAGGCTCAACGCTATGGAAGGCGAAAAGCTTTGCGAATACAGGATGGGGCTAACTGCTAATCTGGAGCCATGCGGTTTTTTTGACGAGAACGTATGGTGGAGAGGAGTAGCTGACCTTACTATATTAGATAGGAAAACAGGTACTGCTAAAGTAATAGACTACAAAACAGGGAAGTCAGCTAAGTATGCAGATAAAGGCCAACTAGAACTTATGGCATTGGCTACATTTAAACATTTCCCTGAAGTGAAAAAAGTAAAGGGGGGTTTACTCTTTGTTATATGTAACGCCTTTATAAAGGACACTTATACCATAGATCAGGAATCGGAGATGTGGCAAAAGTGGCTAATAGAATACGCTAAACTAGAGAAAGCCTATGACGTAGATGTGTGGAACCCTAGACCAACAGGTTTATGTAGAGCACACTGCGTAGTAACTGAATGTCCTCATAACGGTAGGAGATAATATGCCTTATAAAAATCCTAAAGATCGCAAGAAACAAGTTAATAAACCTGTGGGAAGCAAGCCGTTCAAAGCCCGAATGGAAAGACAAAGGGCAAGACGAGCGGTAGATAAAGCAGGGGTAGACCGTAATAAGAACGGTAAGGCCGACCGTAGGGAAGGGAAAGACGTAAGCCATAATAAAGCATTGAGTCGAGGCGGTTCCAACAAACAGGGATACCGAATTGAAAGCCGTAGTGCTAACCGTTCACGAAACTACAAAAAGAAGAAGTAAATGCAGATTGTAGAAAATAAAGCTTTATTGCTACGAGTACGTACTCCTGAAGCTATAACTACCGCCATACCCAAGAGTAAAGAACTACGGAACAATGAAGTCCTTGTGAAGTGGGGGGTAGACGAGTCTCGCGTTTTAAAAAACTTAAACATCCGAGACGTACCTTCACCTATACTGGGGCAGTACGCATGGGGCGGTCAGCATAAACCCTTTAAACATCAAAAACTTACGGCAGCATTTCTTACTTTAAACCAACGAGCTTTTTGCTTTAACGAACAAGGAACAGGTAAAACAGCTTCTGCTATATGGGCTTCAGATTTCCTTTTAAAACAAGGGGTTATAAACCGTGTCCTGATTATATGCCCCCTATCTATTATGGATTCTGCGTGGCGTTCCGACCTGTTCAAGTTTGCTATGCACCGTACTGTCGATATTGCTCATGGTTCTAAACGTAAACGTCAGGAGATCATAGCCAACGGAGCAGACTACGTTATCATAAACTATGATGGTGTAGAGATTATTAAAGACGAGATAGAAGAAGGAGGGTTTGATTTAATAATTGCTGATGAGGCTACGCATTATAAAAACGCTCAATCTAAAAGGTGGAAGACTCTTAACTCGTTGATGGCTCCTTCTACATGGCTGTGGATGATGACAGGTACACCCGCAGCACAGTCTCCTGTAGACGCATACGGCCTAGCCAAACTTATTAACCCACGAAATGTACCAAGGTTTTTTAGTGGGTTCCGTGAGTTAGTAATGCACAAAGTTACTCAGTTCAAGTGGGTTCCAAAAGACTCAGCGACGGATACTGTTTTTAATGCCCTTCAACCTGCCATAAGGTTCACTAAAGACCAATGCCTTGACCTACCCCCAATGACGTATACTAAACGCGAAATTCAACTTACGCGGCAGCAGCAAACTTATTATGACGTACTAAAACGTAAGATGGTAACTGTAGCAGCAGGGGAAGAAATAACAGCAGCTAATGCGGCTGTAAACATGAATAAGCTATTACAAATATCTTGTGGGGCAGTGTATAGCGATTCGGGCGAAACCGTAGAGTTTGATATTAAAAACAGATACAAAGTTCTACGTGAGGTTATTGACGAGACAACACAAAAAGTATTGGTGTTCGTCCCTTTCAAACACGTTATTGAAATTCTTTCTGAGAAACTTATTGAAGATGGTATCCCTACCGAAATGATTAAAGGGGATGTGTCAGCAAGCCGCCGAACAGACATATTCAAAAGATTCCAAGAGACAGATAACCCTCAAGTATTAGTGATACAACCCCAAGCAGCCGCACATGGAGTGACACTGACAGCCGCAAATACAGTCGTATGGTGGGGGCCAGTACCTTCGCTAGAAACATACGCTCAAGCAAACGCTAGAGTACATAGGTCAGGACAGACGCATAAATGTACGGTGGTTCAGCTAGAAGGTTCTAACGTAGAGAAACGTGTATACACACTTCTCGATAGCAAAATAAACATACACACAAAAATAATAGACTTATACAAAGAATTGCTTGAATAACAAATAATATAGCACTATACTCAGCTTCTTAACACAGTGGGAGTGTAATATGGAAGCAAATGATATACCTGTCGATAAGGCAGTGCGTATGTATGTAAAGGTACGCGAAGCAAAACGTGAGCTATCTCAACGTTTCAAAGAAGAAGAGGAAGCTCTTAACGAGGATTTAGATCAACTAGATGCAATCATACAACAGCATTTAGTTAATAGTGGCAGTAAGAGTGGCACTACTATGGACGGTCATCAGTTCTACCGCCAAGAGCGTAGACGCTACACTACTACGGATTGGTCTGCTCTTAATAAAGTCATAATGGAACACGGAGTTCCTGAATTGTTAGAGAAACGGATTCATCAAGGCAACATGAGACAATTTTTAGAAGATAATCCTGAGGTTTTACCCGCAGGGTTACGCTGTGATAGCCAGTACACGGTAACTGTAAGGAGAGCAAAAAAGTGAATGTGTGTGAAGACAAATATGTACCGATAGAAACACTAGCAGGGCATCTTTCTTTAGCCGTAACTACTGTACGAAGTTGGGTGCGGAGTGGGGTGATACCTAAAGAGAGCTACATAAAAGTAGGTAATACATATCGTTTCTGTATCGCTGAAGTTATTTCAGGGCTAAAGAATGGGAAGATCGAACCAGATATTATCCCCAAGCCAAGTGAAGAAGCAGCACAGCAACTAGATTTATTTTCTGAATACTACGAAGACGAATAGACATGGATGAAGAAGGAAATGAAAAGGAGCTAAACCCTCTTTATCAAGGGTTAATTTCCCGTTTAAAAAGCAAACCGCCTGAGGTAACACCTGAATTTACGAATCGTATTAGTATTCGAGATGGTGTGTTTACGTGTATAGAAGAAGAAAGTTCTAACATTAAAGGTACTGTAGTAGAAGGAGTAATCCTTACTGCGGCTCCTGTTTCTCGAACCTACTATCCTAATACATATAACCCTGAGGCTCACACTAAACCTGTATGTTGGTCTAGTGATACACGCAACTCTCGACCTGATGAAGAGGTAGGTGAGAAGCAAAGTAATAACTGTCTGACATGCGAGAAAAATATAAAGGGGTCAGGCGAAGGTAACAGCAGGGCTTGTAGATTCCATCAACGAATAGCGTTTTGTTTTGTAGAGGAAGAAGGGTTTACCCCTAAGGTTTATCAACTACAATTACCCGCTACAAGTGTGTTTGGAAAAGACCCACATAAGATGTGTATGCAAGCATACTTAAAACATCTTAACGCCAATAGCGCCCCGTTAGTTTCGGTAGTTACCAACATAAGTTTTGATAAGTCTAGTAATTTACCAAGGCTTGTGTTTAACCCAGTTCGGCCTTTGACCGAAGAAGAACTAGCAGTAGCTGTGCAACTTAAAGATGACCCATCCACACAGTCAGCACTTTTATTATCTAGTAAATCTAAATCTCCCTTTGCAGTACAGGAAGGGTTTATTTATGCAAACAATGAGGACTTAAACAATGGCTAATAACCAGAATAAGTTTCACATAATTAATAATGTGAAAGCACGTTATCCTAAAATGGATAGACCATATAGGTTTGATACATCAGCAGGGGAAAAAGGAAAGAGCGTTCCTTGTGCAGCGACAGACGATGGTGCTGCATACCAAGTTGATTTTGTAATGACTCCAGACCAAGCTAAAGATTTATATAAGGTTATGAATACCGAATATAAAAATTCACCTAAGCGTGATGCTGATTGGAACGAGAAGTTAGATCAACCGTTTAAGGAGCAAGAGGACGGTACTTTCGTAGGCAAAGCTTCTATTAAGGCAGCATACGATAGTGTTCCTACTAAAGCACCTGACCAGTTCGATGCTAAGGTAAACAAACTTCCTGAGGGATTTCAATTAACTACAGGCAGTACGGTAAATATTGCCGTAGCCGTAATCCCTTATAAAGTTCCTTCATCTAAAGCTACAGGTGTAACCTTACGGTTACGTTCCGTACAGGTAATTGACCTTGCGGAAATGGTTTCTTCCTCACCTTTTGAAGCTACAGAAGGGTTTGTAAACGCAGATGGTTTTTCTGCTGCCCCCGTGACTAATGGGGCTGCTCCAACACCTACACCTGCTAAACCACCAGAAGATGATGCAGATGAACTATTTGCCGAACCTAAGGTCAAAACCCCTAAGGCAGACATCATCCCTGCTACACCAGAGGCTAAGGAAGTTACTAACCTCTTAGATAAATGGGACGATGAATAACAATAAGTAATGCACCGTGTAAGTGTGAGGGAAACCTTGCACTTACACCTAAGGGGATACTATGGAAACTAAAAAGTTTCTAAGTACGGTGCTGAGTGACCAAGGGTTTTATTGTGTATTAGGTATACGAACTAAAGACAACGTAACAGTTCAAAAATTTTATGACACTATAGATTCGGTAGTTGATTCGGCACTTAACTTTGACCAAGAAGGATATGATACGTACTTTGCTTTAAGTACGTTCAACAAACACTCACGAAGGGCGGAACACTCTTCTTTTCTGAAGTCTTTCTTTTTAGATTTAGACTGTGGGGAAGGTAAGCCATACCCCACACAAACAGAAGCTGCTGAAGCATTGCGGGCATTTTGTGAGTTTTATGACTTACCAAAACCTACTGCGGTAGTTAATTCTGGCAGAGGGCTGCATGTCTATTGGGCTTTAGATAAAGAGTGTACTTCTAGTGAGTGGATGCCTGTAGCTGAACGATTAAAAGGCGCGTGTGCCAAACATGGATTGCACGCTGACCCTGTTGTTACAGCAGACGCTGCCCGAATACTTAGAGTACCGTATACTCATAACTTTAAAGCTACTCCTCCTGCCGATGTACATTTATGTGGCCCTTTAAACGGGATCACTTCTTTAGAAGTGTTTGCCGAAAAGCTTGGGGGTGTACCTATCATTAGCGTGAACAAGGATAAGAAATTACTAGCTGAAGATAAGGAACGTATAGAAGCGTTTGAGAGCACATACAACAAAAGTTTTGGAAAGATACTAGAAAAGACAGGCCAAGGGAGAGGATGCAATCAGATAAAGAACGCTATCGAGAATGCCTCTACCTTATCTTATCCTGAGTGGGTAAGTACTTTATCCATAGCAAAACGGTGTAAGGAAGGCAAAGAAGCGGTACATGCTATTTCAGAGAACTACCCTGACTATTCATACGAAGAAACAGAAAAGGTAGTAGAGTCTCTTGACTACCCACATTTATGTGAAACTTTTGAAGCCAACAACCCAAGTCTCTGCGAAGGCTGTAGATACAAAGGGAAAATAAAATCTCCTATCGTATTAGGTATGGAGATTCGAGAAGCCACTGAAGAAGATAACATTGTATACGCTGAGACTCCCTCTCTTGAGGACGACACAGACGAGGTTTCGAGTCCGTCAGGTTTAACTAACGTAGAGAAACACGTTATACCAAAGTACCCACATCCTTATTTTAGGGGAGCTAGAGGGGGTGTATACATAAGAAAGAAGGATAAAGAGGGTGACCCTGTAGAAGAACAGATATATCGCCAAGACTTGTACTTGGTGAAACGTTTACGCGACCCTGTAAAAGGGCCAACATATGTATTTAAACATCACACTATAAGAGAAGGTGTACGAGAGTTTGCGATAGTAGGCACATCATTATCTTCTAAAGAAGAGTTCCGTAAAGAAATGGGTATGAATGACATATTCTTATTGCCCACTGAAGTGGATAGGCTTATGAGATACGTAGCAAAATGGGTGAGGCAACTTATTGAAACTCACGATGAAATCCCTGCTAAAACTCAATTCGGATGGACTTCTGACCATAAATCTTTTGTGGTGGGAGACAAAGAAATCTTTGCTGATAGCATCAAAGAAAACCCCCCATCTACAGCAACAGCCCAATACTTTAACTTCTTTGAACCTAAAGGCACATTGGAAGGGTGGAAGAAAATTACAGAGTTTTATAACAAACCTAAGTTTGAAGTACATCAATTTATGTTTGGGTTAGCCTTTGGCGCACCCCTAATGGAGTTTGTTCCTAACATTGCAGGGGGTATATACCATATAACTAGCGGTGACTCAGGATTCGGTAAGACTACAGGACAGTGGGGTGGTGCTACAGTATGGGGTAACCATAAAAAGCTCGTGTTGGATGGAGACGATACTACTAACTCTATGTGGAACCGAGCAGAAGTGTACAAAAACTTACCTGTGTATGTGGATGAGATTACTAACGTACCCGCCAAACCTATGAGTGACTTTGTATACAGGGTAACAGCAGGGAAACAACGTAATCGGCAGACTACGAGAAACAACCAAGAACGGTATAGAGGGGAAGAATGGAGCCTTCTTATAGGAACTTCAGGCAACTCCAGTTTATTAGAAAAGATTAGTTCTGTTAAAGCTCAACCCAAGGGAGAGACACAAAGGGTACTGGAACAGCGTACACCTCAGTTACTGTTCTCTTCCGAGGAAGCTATAGCTGCACGCGAGTTAAACGAGAACCTAGCCGAAAACTATGGTCACGCAGGGATAATGTATATTCAGTACGTTCTCCAACATAAGACGGAAGTAAAAACTTTACTGGAGCGAACTACGGATAAGATTATTCGGGAAGCTAATCTCACCCCTCAAAACCGCATATGGGCAGCAAAAACTGGAGCGGTCATTACAGGTGTACGGATTGCCAAACACTTAGGGCTTATTGATTGGGACGTAAATAACTTACTCAAATGGACAATAGGCAGACTCAGGGGGCTTAGGTTAGACATGAAAGAGATGGACATTAGTATTACGGAGATTATCGCTCAGTACTACAGTGAGAACATAAGAGGGGTACTACGCATAAAGAGCACAGATGATGCTCGTAAGGGAGAAGATGGTTTAAATATGCTCCTTACGGCAGAACAAATGCCTACCTATAACTGGGTAGCCAGACACGAATACGATGTAGGGCGGTTGTATCTGATGGTCAAGCCTTTTAAACACTGGTGTGTTCAACAGCAGCTTAACTATAACGCTATGGTTGAGCTTGCCACTAATGAACTTAACGGCAAGAAGGAGAAGATACGCATGGGTAAAGGCACTACTATAACCCTACCCCCTATTACAGTACTTTCGATCAACTGGGAAGATGCACACCTTAACGACCAAGCAGAAGCCCAACAAGACATGTTATCTATAGAAGAAGATGCGGATACGCTTTTCTGATTTATCCCCTGATGGGGTACGTATGGTCGTTGATTGGGATAAGTTTTTATCAGGAACTTCTGTGTTCATCCCCTGTATAAACACCAAGGAAGCATACGCACAAGTTTTAGAAGTAACTAAGTTAGGAAAACACGAAGTGGTAAGTAGAATAACTATTGAATCAGGTAAGTATGGTATTCGTATATGGCGGGTAGTGTGATAAAATCTATACCGTAGTATCCACTCTCCTTGGTCGGTGAGCGCCCCCACTTCGGTGGGGGTTTTTAATTATACCAACCAACTAACAGTATGCTCTTTACTGACAGAGGACTTAGCCCCTCTCCAATCGTATGTATCTATGACGGTTACACGTTCGACAACTTTAGTTTGATCTGTGGTAGGAACAGGAACAACCTCTCTACTGCGATCTACATGAGTGGTCACTAAAGGCACTGCGGCTACTGGGCCTGTGGCAATTTCATTCATTTACTCTATACCCAAAGCTTCAAAATTTCTGCGGATTACTGATTGTCTATTACGTCTGGAGTAAGTAACCCCGCCTGTATCTGCCACTTCTCTTGTAGTGCGTCTGTGTTGACCTAAAGATCGCGCTATTGTCCTTGGAGTAATTCTGTAGTTTCTATGTCTCTTGTTAAACTCCTTAATCTCCTCCCTTACTTCTCGCTGTCCATCGCTATCACGTTCTCTCTCTGCTTGGTACAAATTATCCAAAAGTTTTGTTCTTCGTTCCTGAATGTTTCGCTCTTTACGTTTCTCTACTGCATTTAACTCAAGCTGTTTTGTGTATGAAGCAGGACTAAAACCTGTCCATTGTCCTATGATAGCCCGTAAATCTATTGCTTCGGTTATGGGGTCACCTCTTAAAGTACGTGCGCCTTCTGTTGCATAACGATAAGATTTCATCCAACCAGAAGCAAAAGCAGGAAGCATTCTTTCCGTCCCTCTCCAGACTTCTCCATCTGCTACTAGCTCTCCTCCCTGAATTATTTTACCGTAAGCTACTCCTACAGCAGGGCCACCTGCAAACTCAATTATTTTTTCCGTTAAAGTAGATAGCTCATTGGGTCTATTTCTATAAAGAAGGTTATTCATTCCTATACGAGGAGCTATATCTATATTAAATATGGCGTTTAGTGGGCCAGAGTACATTCCCTCTCCCAGAAAACGGGCTGTTTTTGTTTCAGCATCGTCCTCTTCATCATCTAAAAATAGGTTCCATAGAAACATACCCGCACCAAACATAGGTATCCCCTGCACTCCTGCAAACAGCGCACTAGCCCCGAATAATCCGTAAAGTTGATTGCGCGCTAGTCTTTTCTCTTCCGGAGAGTTTGCGCGTTTAAGGGCTTGATAAGCTGTTCTAGCTTGCAGGTAATACATGGATATACCGAAACGTTTATACATTAAAGCAATACTACCCAAGTTACTTTGAGCTACTTTAGGAGCAGTTTCTATCATGGCTCCACTATTAGTAAACTCTACTTCCTCTATGGCTTTATAAGCAGCCTCATATAAATCTTTTTTCCTTAGTTTAGTTATTCCTTTTTTCTTTAACTCTTTTAACTTTTTATCTAACTGTAAATTAAACGAAGAAATAGCTGTTATTTGACGGTTGGCTCGTTCTCCTTGATGGAACATAGCGCCCATTGCAAAATTAAAAAGTTGCATACCTCCCCGCGCAGGGTTTTCTTGGTCGGTCATTTCTCCAATCGTAGACCTATTAGCCTGACCTTGGCGTTCTAATACTTCAACTAACACTTCAAGATGTTTATATTTGTCTGGCAAATTAGGGTCGTTATATTTGCCATCTGCGTCTTTAGAAAAATCCCAATTTGTTAGATTCCACCCATCCCATACATCCATGTCTAACTCTTTAGCTCCTACCCCAACACGTTTTCTTCTAGTAGGAGAGCCAAAATACAATGCAAAGGCATCTGCCATAGCAGCACTTGTTTCCTTTACTCCATACTTACCTGATAATACGGGATACACTACAGTACCCAAGTTAGTGCTGTTAGCCACAACTGAAGAAACGTTCATCCCTAACGTACCCCCAAACACTAAAGATTTTGTCCATTTAGTTACATCATTAATGTTAGGGTTGTTAGCAAAAGCTATATAAGGTTGGAAATTTTCTTTGTATACAGCACGTACACTATCGTCTTTACTGTCGTCAGCTTCTTGTGCTAGTTTTCGATTAACTTTTTCTAGTGGTATTTCATATTCTAAATTTACTATTTGTTGAGCAAATGCGGGCATACGTTTATTGTACACACCGATTGCATCAGCTTCTGGCCCTAATACTTCAGCACGCGAACGAAACATTTGCAGCACATTTGTCTCTGGCATAGAGTCAAGCATAATTTCCATAATAGAATCTTGAATTTCTTGAGGGGCTTTTTGCGATTTTAGATTTTGTAAAATATCAAACGCTGCTCCTGTTTGCATATTCTCTACAGATTTCGTATAACTTGATTCTTGATCGCTTGTTGTAACTGTAGAAAGATCAACTTTATCTTTAAACTCAGGATTGTTTTCTAACTCCCACACAAAACCTTGTCTGGTTACCGCCCTGTCAAACAACATTTTATAAGGTTCAGCATCTCCTTTTAATTTAAAAGTAAGCCAATGTTTGCCGTGACGGTATAGTGGGAAGTAAGGTTCTATACGCTCTTTATTTTTTAGTTTTTCAAATATTTTATCGCTAATAGTTTTACGTAACTTAGAATCTATATCAAATTCTTGTAAGCGATCATCTACTGTATCCATTAGTCTGTCGTATATACTTGCATACGCATCTCTTAATTCTATGTACGCATCACGACCTTCCTGACCAAACTCTTTACTGTTCCATAGCTTTTGGAATTCATCCCATTCTTTAAGTTTTTCTACATTCTTATTACGTTTTTGAACCCCGCGAACGTTTTGCTTCCCATCTAAATTTTTACTTACCCAATCGTTACGTGCTTCGGCTGACGTAAAATGTTTTTCTTTGGCTTTGTAAATAACCGCCCCACTATCGCGTTTCTTTCCAGTGTTTTCTTCCCAATAAGCCCAATAATCAGAATAAGTAGTTCGATCTTTACTTGGGTCTGTTTTTGACATTGTAGTTCTAATAACTAAATCATTAAGAATATCAGCACGTTTAGTGCCTCGTTTAATTTTTTTAGCTAGAGAAGCTCCTGTATCTTTTATTTCTGCTAGTATCTTTGATCGTGCGCCTACCTTTTCTTGTATCGTTCTAAATAAAGACCAACCAGATGGTAACTCTTCTGTGTATAAATCCGCTAAAGCGTTGAGGGGTAAAATTGCTTGGGCTTTTCGTGTAGCTGAAGGTGTAGCATCTTCTTTGAGCCATTTTTTAGTGACATCAATAGATTTTTTATAACCTTCTTTACTTAAATACCCTGTTCTGGATTGCGCCCCTAGTTGACGTAATTGAGCATTTACATCCATTGCTAAAATAGGAGCAGCCCTACTAGCAGGAGCAGGACTTATTATAGCTTCAATAAGCTGATCTATATTACTTGTGTTAGTAGGTTTTTCTACAAGAGGTCGTCCTAAAAGCCTATTCCATATATTCTGGAAAGCTCGTTTAACGGCTTCCCATACTGTCACCATCCTTCCTTTAGTAGACTTATAAGGAAGTAAATTTAATTCTGATCTAAACCGTGGGTTAGATTGCGCTTCAGCTACAAATTCATCTAAGCTTTCACTTCCATAGGCGCTAGTCAATTCTGATTTAGCGTATTCATATGCTTTTTGAAGCTGACGTACAGCAGGGTTTAATGGCTCATTAGCTATTACGTGTGAAGTTATAGCGTGACCTGCTTCATGCAAAAGAACATGAGAATTAACATCTATATCAGGATCAATCGTTATAGTGTTATTAGTAGGGTCAAAATACCCGGCAAGCCCTTGACGTTTCCCAAAACGTATTTTGGTAGTACCAATATTTTCTAATACAGCTTTTGCAGTTCGTGCTATTAAAGGATTACTAGATTCGCTTAACAGTTCGTAAACTTTCTTTATGTCCCCTGCTTTAATAGCATTTTTAACTGGCGTAGCTACCTCTAAGGTACTGGCTATAACAGCATTTTTAGGAAGTGCTAATTCAGACCCTCCTAATACTCCTACTATTTCATCTATTTCTTCGTTACTAACTTCGTCAAGGTTTTCTAACTCAAGTATGTCTGTGGTTTCAGGATTATCATTTAATAATTGATCCCATACTCTGCCTTGTTGTTTTCTTCCAAGATTACTTAGACTAACTGTAGGGTCACTACTTTTAGCACCTAGCAATACAGCGTCTTGAAAGTTACCCTTCTGTATAGCCTGAGCTATCCTCGACATCTTACCTGCTTTAGTCTCTTTCTTTTCTTTCTTATCCGCTTCTGTAAGTTGTCTATCAGTGTCTTTTTTTGCAGCCGCCAATTTTTTTCTATTGGCTATAGTATCTTTCTTGGTTTGAGGAGTGACTCTTCGTTTCCTGCTCTCGGCTGATTGGTATTGACGAGCAGCATCTTCTATTTGAGCATCTAACGCTTCTATTGTTGGCGCACTAAGGTTGTCTCGTATAAATTTTTCTGCTGCTTTTGCGTGTTTAAGACGGGCTGTAGCTCCCATCGTCTCTATTTGTTTACGGGAAAAAACACCTCTGGGTTTAATTTTAGTCTTTCGGTCTAACGCTACATCTCCTGCTATAGCACGAATAGCGGAGGCGGGATTCTTATAGTTTCTAAAATAAGCTCTTGCTCCTTGTTCAGGAGTGGGAGATTTTGCAACTTCAAACCTTCCTGTGTCCTTACTTCTTTTAGGCGGTTTGCTATTTTGATAACCTACGATAATAGGGTTACTAATATCTTTTTCGGCAATGGGAAGTGCTTCAGTGTCTATATTAGAACGCCACTTTCCAAATTTTTCTTCTCCCCTCTTAGCTTCTTCATTAAATTCTTCATAAAGATTTGTTTGTGGGTCTTCTGGTAAGGATTTAGGGTCTACAGCTTCTTCTGCTTTTATAGCAGCGTCTCTTCTTTCCCTAGCCTCTTCGTCCCGTTTTTTAGCTGCTTTTCGTTGATCTATAACTGTTTGATCTTCCACGACTTCTTCTGAAGTATCTACTGACTCGTATTGACGAGCGGCATCTTCTATTACAGATATACGTTCTGTGCCGTCTGTCAAGGACATCCCTGCATCCGTGTCGTCTTTTTTTATGGTTGGTTGTTGACCGAATATGGAGGCGCGGCGTACTGTCTTATCAGTAGTCGTATCAGTAGTCTCTAAATCTAAAGCACCTTGTTGTGGCCCTTCGTTTAAAACTTTTGCTCCTGCCGTTAAGGGTTCCGCAACCTCCTTGCCATCTACTCTAATTACATTTCCGTCATCATCTAACCGGATTGCAGACCCTTTACCTTTACCTTTACCTTTATCTTTTGGTTTGGCAGCAGGTTGTTCAGCAGGTTGTTCAGCAGGTTGTTCAGCAGGAGTTAAATCTAAAGTACCTTGTGCAGGATCGCTTGTAGCACGTTGAGTTCGTGCAGCTACAATAGCATCATAAGTAGCTTCGTCAGGGATATTTAAACTTTCAAGTGTAGTGCGTTCTTTTTTTAGTTCTTCAAGGGGTATACTAAACGCAGCGGGATACTGTTGCTGAAGTTCTTCAGCCGATGGCGCGTCAAAAAGCCCTAGTTGTTCTTGGATAGTACCAGTAGGGGTGGTAGGGGTGGCTCCCGCAGGTAGGTCATCAAACAGGTCTTGCTGTTCAGTAGGTGAAGCAACTGGAGGAGTGCCGCCTTCAGGAGCGTCTGTATCTACGTCAGTCCCTGAAACACTAGGAGTTCTAGTGCGGCCCGGAATTGCCAGTTCTAGTAGCCCTTGAATGATGCCACCCACTCCTGCACCTATACCAAATGATTCTCCAGTACCTGCAAACGTACCTGTTTCAGGGTCATACAAATCTTGAGCAATCATATTCTGAGCAATCTCAGCGGCTGCTTCTTGCGCTCCTTCGCCCGTTCCTGCTGAAGCTATACGGCCTATTCTTCTTAATGCGGTTTGAGCAACTTCTTCCCCTGCTTTAGCTTGGGTTCTTAAAGCTTTGACAACTTTAGCTGCACCAAAAGGCATTGCTATTTCGCTTAAACCTACAGGCAACCCACGTAAGGCAGCTTGTTGTATTTGTTCTTGGGTAGCTCCTGCATCTCTAGCTCGCTGTGCTGCTGCACCCGCTCCTGCTGATCCTGCTAACGCCGTACCTTTTGCTAGAGCACCTAACCCACCAAAACCTGAAGCTAAAAAAGGTAAAGTAGAACCTAAACCTTCAGAAAGTTTTCTTGTAAGGCTATCTTCATAACCATACTTAGCGGCAAAAGGAGATTGAAGTGTTTCAGTACCTGCTCGAATAAGATCAACAAAAGCTTCTTGGTTGTCAGGGTCAGCGTCTAAAGCGTCACTTAATAAAGTAGCAATACCTTCTGCACCTAACCCTAATAGCCCTATTCCTCCTGAGGCAATACCTTTAGGTATTTCCCCTGCACGCCCTGCACCTTTTTCACCAAACCCAAATATAGTTTTTTCAGGAGGTGGTGGGGGAGCCATAATATCTATACCCTGCTGCTGATATTGCCACATAGTAGGGGCTATAGACGTAGCTTGTTCAGGACTCATTCCCTGAGGAACATAAAACTGTATTGACTCTCCGTTATCAAGGGGGACTTTAGCGTAAGGCATTATGTTTCCCTAAGACGAATATGGTGTTGATTGGATTTGAGCAATTCCAGAAGCAGTTACCCCTTGTCCAGAACCTACACTTTTGCTCATAGCTGCCTTTACCGCCTCATTCATAACTCTAGCTTGTTTTACTTCTATCTGGTCTACTAGAGCTTGTTTTGCAGGGCCATCTGGCATTCCATCTAAAGCAGCCATCAAATCGCTATATTCTTGTCCATTTCTCCATTCAATCATTTGGTCTACTATGCCATTAAATTCGGCGGTATCTAAAGCCTGTTGGTAGCGAAGCAAAGCTGTTTGTAAGTCAGCATCTATTTGACGTAAGGCAGCTACTTGACCAAACCGTAGTTGATCGTAAGCTTGTGTACCTTGAGCAAAACTACGTAAGGCTCCAGAAGCTGAAGTTGCTCCACCACCTGCGGTTGCTCCTGCTATAAATCTATCCCAATCAGGGCCACGTACAGCAGGTTTTGAAGGTGGTAAAGTGTTAGCACCTTCTCCTTCACCTTCTCCTTCACCTTCTCCTGCAAAAACTTCACTAGGAACGCCAGTAATACCTTCTACCATCGCCTGATTCATTTCAGGACTTAGACTGTCAGGACGGGTATTGTCACGCCTTCCTGCAAACAAATCTAAAATTTGGTTTTCTATGGACTCTCCTTTTCCTTCACCCAAAGTTTCTTTATTAAGGTTTGCCATCTCTGTAAAACGTTCGTTAGTAGGGTCAAAAGGGTCAGAAGAAAGAGGCTTAGGATCAAGCGCTCCTATCACGTTTCCTGCGGCATCTAAAACTCCCCCACTAGCTTCTATTTCCTCACGAGTAGGGCCATCAGGAGTTAAACTATCTCCTAAAACGCCAAGTATTCCTCTACCCACCTCTGCTAAAACATTCTCTTGGGTATCTGCTACACTACTTGAAATAGAGGGTAATGCTAAAGCATCTGGTTGGGATTCTCCTACGTCACTGGCAACTATCTCTTCAGATGTACGGGCGCGATCCGTCCCTTCTAACATACTAGGGTCATACTGAAACCCGCTTTCCATTCTACCCATAGCTCTTAAAACAGAATCTCTTACACTTGGGTCGTCTAAATTTATGGGTTGGTCGGCAGGAATGCCTATAGTTTCAGATACAAAATCTATATAAGACTCGGTATCGTTTTCGTTAGCAGGAGCGAAAGTAGCAATTAACTCTCTAATAGTACTTATACCTTTAAGTTCAGGGTAATTATCTAGCAACTTATCGGCAGCACGAACCCCAGAATATAAGTTATCAAAATCTACAAAACCTTCAGTAGAACCAACTTGCCCTTCCCAATTTTGACCATAATCCCGTATGTTATAGGGGTTGTTCTGCCCTATTAAACGGCTCGAATCTATTACATCGTCCTCAGTTCCGTTTGCAAAAGCTATGATGCCACCACTAGACATCTTCTGAATGTTGCTAGGAATGTGGTCTAAACCTCCACGCCGTAACATGCCTCCACCTGCGGCAGCCATTTCAGAATTGCGTTGGTTAATAAGACCCCCTAACCCTGCATTTTCTGCCATCCGCATCATATTACTAGAAGTAAGGTCTAAAGTTTCCTGTGCAGTTTGTTGAGCTATATCTACACCTTGTCCACTTGCTATAGCCTGTTGCTGTAAATCCATATCCATCTGGTTAGCTATAGCTTGTTGTTCTGTATTAATTTGTTGAAGCGCAAGCAAATCGACAAGTTGCTTTTCTACGCCATACCGTTCGGCCAACGGAGCCGGATTATTTCTATACGCATCTACTATTTCGTTAACTGTACCTATAGCCATTAGTCATCCTCCTCTTCCGTTGGAGCAGACGAAAGTTGCTCTGGGATCAAGTTAAACGTTTTGAGTATGTCCATAAGACCGCCCATTGAACCAAGCCCCGCCGAGAAAGGGTCTTCAGGCGTGTAGGTCATAGTTTTACTTGCTACTGGCATTCCACTAAGCAGACTTTGCATCCATTGTAATTGGTTGTACGGAAAGTCCCTCTCCTCTTCAAACTGCGCTATATCTGCGGCTATCCCTTCAGCTTCTATACCTCGTTCTTCTCTACCCGCATCTAATATATTCCGAATAGCATCAAGACCATATCTGTTAGTCATGTCTTGCGCTTCCATACTGCGGTCTTGTTCGGTATTAAACTGATCTCTACCTATGTCAAAAGCATCGTAATACCCTTTGCCTGTTATATCTGCAAGATTTCGCATCAGGTTACGGTCAGCTTCTGCTTCTAAAATTGCTTGGCGAGAACCTCCGTATGCCCCTGCCTGTGTCATTCGAGCGCGGTTTTGGGCTGCCTTTATATCTGCTTGTCGAATAGCTTCAGCTCGTTGAGGCTCTAATGCCGCTTCTAAATATGGATTCATATACCTAGTAGCAGTTCCCGGCGCATTAAACGATTGAGATTTGAACCCACCCATAGCTCCTGTAGGTAACGCCAAACTAGCTAACCCTGAAAAACCTTTGGCTTGAAGTCCAGATGGGCCTGCGGTAAGTGGGCCTTCATAGCCTGTGTAAGGCAGCTCGCCTAAAGCTTTACCCTTACCTAAATAATCAGTAACGTATTCTCCTGCCCAGTTAGCTAAGGAAGACTCTACGCCTGCGGGTTGATTTACTGTAGCCATACTATTACCTATGCCGGAAGTATCTTGTTAGGGTTAATTTCTTTTCCTTGATTAGGGTTGCCTGTACGTTCCTTTCGTACTCTCGCTATCATGTTTTTCAGAACTTCAGCTCCTGCATCTGAGTTACCATTACCTAAATGGCTTACTGCATCTGCGGGAACTACATACTCTCCATCGCTTAACCTTGCTTCCTGTCTGTTATCTATTCGTGCAGGAATCTGATCTGCCATTCCATCAGTTTTACCTGCTAAATACGTTCCCATAAGACCACCACCTGCGGCTTGTACTACATTTTGCGTATCGGATACGGTAGTTGTAGTGCCATAAGGAGTTATCTTAGACCGTTCTACAAGCCTGTTTAGTACATCGTATATATCGTTATGGGCTGTAGGTTGGTAAGTTGGGGTTATATTTGTTGGTGTAGCAGCTACAGGAGTTGTTGCGTAGGGAGTATTAACTTGACGGTATGGGTTGCCGAGGTTAGCTGCGGCTAAGTCTGTTTTCTGTGTTTGTGCTCTTTCCCGCACGCCTTGTAATAGCGCATCTAAACCTGCTTGTTGATCGGCACGAGCTTGCTCATTTAAGTCGGCTATGGTCTCGTCCGAAGCTCCTTCGGGTATGGTAGGAACTACGTACTCTGGCGTGCCTACAAATTCCATGTCTGTAAAGTAACGCCGTCCTGAACTTCCCGGTCTACGATTTATGTCACTTACAGGAACACGTTCTCTGTACGCTGTATATTCTGGAATTACTCCTTGGTAACCAGAGGTAGGACGCTTTCTAAATGCGTCTTGCGCTTCTTTAGCCTCTTTATAGGAATCATACCCTGCACCTAGTCCAAGCGCAGCGGCTAAAATCCCTTGCCATCCTTTACCTTTATCGCCACCACCAAAGTATTTTAAAATACTGTCAAACATTACTTATTCCTCAGAATGTCAATTAATGTATTAATGGCATAATCTTTAACTATACCACCCCTATTGTACGGTACGAAGGGGTTTGACTCTAAATTAAGAAAATCAAGATCGTCTTCTTCCTGTGTTTGGAATATTGACTCTTTATTTTCAAATAAAGGCTTGCCACTTATAGAGTATTGAGGCCCAACATCTGCTAATTCAGCTTCTTCTTCAGTTACTACTTCGTCTTCCGCTACTTCAGGTGTTTCTTCA